TCTAATTTAACTAATCCATTACTGACAAGTTCTTTAGTAAAACGACTTTGGTTTGTTAATGTTTCATCATAGTCAGGTACTTCTAGTATGTGTGCGCTAGCACTCTGTCTAGTCCACTTGGTATTCAACCATTCTAAACTGTTGTTCCAAGACTCTACACTTTCTCCAGGTATACCGCAAATCATTTGTATATTAGCTCGATAACGCCGAGGCGCATGAATATCTGTGTATGCTTGAAACTCCAATAACCCCTGTTGTAGTTTATCGGGATCCATGCCTTTACGTACAAGTTTGCCGGCGTCATGATTAAATGTTTCAATGCCCATCGAATGTCCAAGGAAACCTAATCTAATATAAGTGTCCCAGTGTTCTCGATGTTTGACAACTAAGTCACCTCGAGCAAATCCGCATATCCATGGATTATATCCTAGCTCGTCAACTGCTTCTGCATACTTCTGTAGTTTCTCAGGCCGATCATTAAATGTCTCGTCCATCACACGCCAGTTCTTGATGCCCCACTTTTCAAAGCCTAGTTGTAATTGTTTCTTAAATTCTTCTTTGCTTACACTTACATCCTTAGCCTGTCCTATAATAGGAAAGTTACAATAACTACAACTAAACATACAACCACGAGCTGTTTCAATTTGCGGACATTCATATGGCGACATAAAGTCACGTGCCTCATAATCTATTAGATAGTTGTCTAAGGGCGCACTAGGATAATGGTGCAATCCGCGAATAACTTTCTTACTACCAAAGAACGCAGGATCTGTAATCAGTGGTGCACCTAGTGTGCCTATAAGATGCTTACACAGTGCCAGTATTGCATTTTCACCGTAGCTATCAACCCAATAGTCAACACCCTCGGCAGGTGTAACCATAGCATTGTTACCGCCTACTACTACAGGAACCGTAGGGTACTCTTTCTTTAACCAACTAATAAATTCGTTAAGGTATGGGCTCCAAGGATTTAAAAATGCTGTGCCGAAACAGAACATTACTGTATCAGCAGATATTCGTGAACGTACTAGTTCTTGTAGCTCTTCTAATTTCCAGAATGCTGTGAAGTCAACAACTTCAGCGTCCCAATCATTCATTCGTAGGAATGTAGCAACTCGATGTGGCCATAATGCTCGTTCCCATCGTTTGCCTGTTAACGAGAAAAATAATGCATGTTTCATTTTCTATTACCTATAATCATCCATCGAGTATATAATTGAGTTTTTAAGCTACCTGACCATAATTCTGTTAGATGACTTTGTGTTTTAAATTCTTCTAACGATTTTGAAATACGAACATGTTCTTCTATAGCATAGTTATTACTTTGTAGAACGATAAGACTGTCTGCAGGAAGTCTCTTTAACCAAATATCATACTGTTCTTGTGTAATATGCTCACAGCTGGTATTAATTATAACATCTCCGTTAATAGGTACTGTACACATGTCGCCGGTAATGGCTTTAAATTTTCCGTCTTGCTCTTCTATCTTGTTCATCATAGTAGCAACATGCTGACATAGTGGATCTATATCAATACTGGCAATATATCTAGCTGGAATTTTACTTTGAAATATCATACTGGCTAACACGCCAACCCACCCACCGTGTATTTCTATGCGACTAGGTTTAGTTACAAATGGTTCTAGGTTATCTATAAGCCATTCTTTGCTTTTCATTTGTCCACTCCAGAACGCATCAAGTGTGCGCATTGGGTTATTACTTTCTCGGACAGCATTCATCCAGAAGTGTAAATGTTCTGTATCTATTTGCATTTTGGTATTTTGCTATCAGCACTGCTGACGCACCTCTCTGTTATACAAAGTTTAGGAGCAGAAAACAAATTAAAATTTTCTATCGTTCCCAAAGGTTCTTCCTTACAACTATATGCTCGTTTAACCTCATTACCTCTTATTATAACACTCTGGTACCCACTATTACAAGTCCAATTGGTAAAGGTATTAAAACCTAATGCATTAAAACGTTCTGCTTGGTCAACAAAATAATCTTGTGAACCATCGGTTAGCCTGATTTGATATCCTTCTTGCTGTTCAAAATCATCCTGCATTATTTTAATCATCTCATCAGTATAGCCGTCTACCACGGCAGTAGCAGTATCATTGCTTTGCGGCTTAAGAGTTACATTGATACCGCGGGTGCGGAATCTGTTACATCTCTCTAGTGTTTCATAAAATTGATCAGGCACCATTACTTGGTTAATAGTCACATATACTAGATCGTTCATAAGTTGTAAACACTTATCTCCAAACTCTTGTTCTCGAGCAAACTCTGCATGATAACTGGCAGTGATACTCCTACGTTGTAATAAGCAAGTTGCGTTATGCCAATTCTTCCACCAATTTAGGCTTGGACTTAAATTAGTTGTCATATGCACAGTTTGGTAAGGAGTCAGTGTACCGTCATCTAAATGTTTAGTTAAGTCTAATAAATATTTGTATGCAGTTGGTTCACCGCCGCTGAACGACCAATGGAACTGGTTAAACCCATTGGCTCGTGCTTGACGCTTAATCTCGTCTACAGTAGATTTATATACTTCAAGCGGTTGGTGATCCAGTTTATCACTGCGGGCATAGGGCCAGCAGTAACTACATTTATAATTACAAAATCTACCCAAAATCCAACTTGTGTTAAATAACGGACGGTCCAACATAGTTTGCTGTCCAAATTTTGTAATATTTTGGAATGGAATGGATGAGAAGTTCATTGACAGTATTTACACATGATAGTATACTTACAATGTAGACGTGAGTGGAACATGGTATACCTCCTCCAAGTAAGCTGACCCCCAGCTGAACGGAGGGAATAGGGCTTGTCCTTAGGACGCTTTTGTAGGTTCGAATCCTACCGTCTACACCAATTTTAACACAGGCACAGAAAGGCATTTATGAAAACGGCACTAGTAACAATATGTTTGTTAGTAGCAACCACTGCGTATGCAGGCAACAAGGATTCAAATTGGGAAAATCCTGATGCTAGATATTCTGCAGGTAAAAACAAAGTTAGTCAGATTCTAGTAACTCATCGTGTAGTGAGTAACGTGCAAGAAGAATGTAATAAAGAATCAGTCAAGCGAGGCAGTGGTAAATTTGGCTTTGCAATTGATGCCTGTAGTTTTTGGGACTATGCTCCTGGCAAGAATGTATGTACTATTGTCACAGGCCCAACTACATCGATGCACGAAATGGGACATGAATTGCGGCATTGTTTCCAAGGAGTCTTTCATTGACAAATAAAGTAGCAAGCAGTCCCGAACGACACACCTTTCAAAAGGAAGGAGCGATCAGACGAGCAGAAGAAGAGGGTGAAGAGCCCAATCAAGCCTACATTGACATGTGGGAACAGATCAAGATTGATGATGCTAACAAGATCCAAGATCCTGCTTGGCAAAAGAACAACATGGAGTATGATCTCCGTAGTTCAAAAGAAATGTGCGACAAAGTCAAAGCTAGTGACAACTATGCCCAAAACTTGTATGCCGCTATGTGTAACATGGAATGGCGTAAACGAGAGTTGTGGAATGAACTAAAAGAAGAAAACTGGGGTTGCAGTTGGAGACACGCTGGCGGTATAATTGCTGACATGCAAGAAAAGGGCGACTACATCAATTGGTACTGTAGTGGTATCGGCAATGAAGAATTAGGCAACGGTTTAGATGGTACTATACCAGATGTCTCTGATGGACGCAACTATGTGCCCGAAGGTGTTGTCACTGAAGAAATTGAATTGGACTTGAACCGGTTGGGTTGGCGCCCAATACCCTGGACTGACGACGATAACTAAAGTAAATACTATTATGGAAAAATTAACATTTTTAGCAGAAGAAATATTTGAAGACATTCCCGGAGATCCGGATAATGTTATTATGAAGCTCCCTCCAGAGCTTCTTGAGCAGACTGGCTGGAAAGAAGGAGACACATTGAACATCGAACTACAAGATGGCGCAATAGTCATCAGTAAACCATAATGGCCAAAGACGACATTATTGAATTAACTGGCGAAGTTGAAGAAGTACTACCAGGTAATATGTTTCGGGTTAAGGTAGCAAATATGCCAAATCCGTTGCTGTGTTACATGGGTGGTAAGTTAAAGCAACATAAGATTAGAATTATCCTCGGAGATAATGTAAAGATAGAAGTAAGTCCGTATGATCTTACTAAAGGTAGAGTAACATATAGGTTGTAATAATGAATTCAATAATGGAAACTGTATGCTCGGTTTGTAACACTGTTAGAAGTAACAGTAAACACGGCGTGAGTTTCCAAAACTTGTTAACTATGTTACGCAGAGAGTTTCGTGAACACGGTTTTGATCTCAAGTTAAAATCTGATAGACGTAAAGAGTTAGGAGTAGAAGAATTTTATGTCAACGCATATTATGATGCTGAAGACGATCAAAACAATGAAACTCCTATCGAAGTTATTATACATCACAATTTTGACAAGCAATCTGTCTGGGATCAAAAACAAACTACTGATTTATTAATTCAGATTTTTGATGCTACCGTACACGAGTACAAGCATCAGCGCCAAAGTAAAAAACGTAAGCATATTGTTTACTCTAATCACGACAAAAGTCCCTACGATGCTTACCTAGCAGATCCCGACGAGATTGATGCTTATGCAATCAGTATAGCAATCGAACTATGCCGCAATTTGGGTAAGTATCGAACACTACGTTACTTACCCAAATTTCAAACATTAGGTAGACTCAAGTTTAATGAGAAATATGTGAGCCCACAGCTTGCGGCATATTTTGGACAGTTCGATGATTTAAAGCATCCTGTACTACGCATCCTAGCCAAAAAGGTCTATGTAAGACTAATGAAGGTTGACACTGATCACATTTTCATGTAAAATACAAAGTATATTAACTCAC